ACGAAGAAGTAGACGAAGCACAAGTAACTGAAAACAAAATGAGTGAGAAGGTTACTGAAATCGTTGACATGATTATGAAATTAGCAGAACGTGAAACAGAGCAGTGGGCAGACGATCCAGAAATGGATGGTGGAGATGCTAACTACTTTATGAGCGTTGCCAGAGAACTAGAAGGTAGTGATTGGGATATGGCCCGTGACGCTATCTTAGATGGTGATACAGCGCCAAAAGAAGAAGTATTAAGCATTATTGCTGATAACTCTCCAGAATTATTAAAAGCACTATTTCCAAAAGATGCTGAAACAAAAGATTACCTAGCAACTATGCGTGAATCAACAGAAAAACTCAAAGATGAGTTAATAAAAGAACTTATGGGAGACTAAGTTATGAATGATCTAGAAAGAATTCTCAATCTAGCAGGAGTACATTATGAGGCTCCTGTAGTAGAAGAGACAGAAACAACCGAACGTGAACTCAAAGAAGGTATCACATCATTAAAGTGCAAGCATTGTGGTGATATGTTAGGACAACCTACTACAGACTGTGCTTATGATAGTATGGATCCAAAAGGTGATAACTGGATTATGGTAGACATTGACGGCGACGGCGATGCTGATATTGCAGTTCAACAGGAAGACTTTGAATTAGCAGAAGCAAGTTGCGGTTGTTGCAACGAAGATCCATGTGGATGTGATGATGATTGTGAATGTAAAATGAATGAAGCATCATGTGGTTCTAATAAAAAGCATAAACATGAATCAGTTGAAGAAGAACTTGAGGAAGCAAAAACTGAACTTGAGGAAGAGCCAAACGAAGGCAACGAATTTACAGATGAACTTAAAAAGGCTAAAGACGCTGGCAAAGACGAATTCGAAGTTGGCGGCAAGAAATACAAAGTTAAAGAATCAGAAGAAGTTGATGAATCAGAAGAAGAAACTTTAGAAGAATCTCCAACAATGGACACTACTCAACTAATTCACTTGCTAAAACTTTCAGGCATTAGTGAAGAAAAAATTAACGAACACATTGAAAAACTAAGTGAGCAATGGGCTAACACACCTGAAGGTGTCCGTGAAACAGATCCAACAGTTCATGGTGAAGAAGATAATTACAACTTCGCTCAAGCAGTTAACCTAAGTCTAAAGCGTTACTTAGACGCACAAGACATGAAAGTCAGTGTTAACGAAGGTCATACAGTAGAAGGCATGAAAGCCAAGTATGACGCAATGAAAAACAAATAAACCTAGGACCGTTAATTCTAGGGAGGTTTGGCCGCTACCGTAATGTAATTCGCTACTTACATTTAAAAGCGGCCTTTTTTATCAGGTAAATACAAACATGGCAGTAGATACCAAATTAACCAAAACCCCATATAAAAGAGAAGAATATACTACAGATCAACTTCTTGAATTGGCAAAGTGCGCTCAAGATCCTAAGTATTTTTTGACTGAACATTGTTATATTCAACACCCAACAAAGGGTCGCATGAAGTTTGAACTATATGATTATCAACGAAGCCTTGTGGATGTATATCATGAAAATAGATACAGCATTGCTATGCTTGCTAGACAGATGGGTAAGTCAACAGCAGCAGCGGGTTATCTATTATGGTACGCAATGTTTAATCCAGATCAAACTATCTTAATTGCGGCACACAAATACAGTGGTGCCCAAGAGATTATGCAACGTATACGTTTTGCCTATGAAACACTACCTGATTTTATTCGTGCTGGTGTAACAGCATATAACAAAGGCAGTTTAGAGTTTGATAATGGTAGTCGTATTATAGCACAAGCAACAACAGAAAATACAGGTCGTGGTTTAAGTATTTCGTTAGCATACTTGGACGAGTTTGCGTTTGTTAGACCCACGATTGCTCGTGAATTTTGGACTTCATTATCTCCTACACTAGCAACTGGTGGTAAATGTATTATTACAAGTACACCAAATATGGATGATGATCAGTTTGCACAAATTTGGCGTGATAGCACTAATAATATAGATGAATATGGTAATGAACAAAAAGTAGGCAAGAATGGATTTGCACATTTTCTTGCAGATTGGAAGGCTCATCCAGATAGAGATGAAGAATGGGCAAGTGTAGAAGAAGGTAAAATTGGCGAAGAACGCTTTAGACGAGAACATAACTGTGAGTTTATTGCGTTTGATGAGACACTAATTGACAGTATTAAATTAGCAAATATGGAACACAAAGAACCATACGCAAAAATGGGTCAAGTAAGATGGTATAAACCACCAGTAAAGGATAAACTATATTTAATTGGACTAGATCCAAGTTTAGGAACAGGCGGCGATAATGCTGCTATACAGGTTTATGAATTACCAGGAATGTTACAGGTTGCTGAATGGCAAAATAACAAAACACCAGTAAAACAGCAAGTGTATATTGTACAACAAATTGCCAAGTATCTTGTTGAGGATGGAATAGATCCTACGAGTATATATTATAGTGTAGAAAATAATACTCTGGGAGAAGCAGCTCTAATTATGCTTGAAGAAATTGGTGAGGATAATATTCCAGGAACAATGATTACAGAGCCTAAAAAACGAGGCGGTAATACAATTAAGTACAGACGTGGATTCACTACTACACATAAAAGTAAACTGTCTTCTTGTGCTAAATTAAAGCATTGGGTAGAAACAAATAGAATTGAAATAGCAAGTAAAAATTTATTACGTGAACTAAAAACATTTATTGCTCGCGGTAACAGTTTTGCCGCTAAAGAAGGTGAGACGGATGATCTAGTTATGGCTCTTATACTAGTAGTTCGTATGGCTTTGGAAATAACAAAATATGATGATGACGCTTTTGATGCACTAAACGAAGCACAAGAAGAGTGGGATGAACCAATGCCAATGAGCTTTTTATAAACATCTAGGCATAAATACATATAATAGAGGTACTAATATTAATGAATGAAATCGCAAATGAAATCTTTAACATCTTAAAAGGTGCAAACTATAAACTTCGTTTATTCACTTCCGAAGGCATTAAAACAACTAATCCAGAAGAAGCGACGAGATTTTATGCATTTGATCAAGATCTAATGATTACGATTAGAAAAGAAGATGCTAAAACAGAAATATTAGCACAGGCTGGACAGGATTATGATATCCCTTCCAATAAGGCTTTACTTGATAGCGTAAAGTCAGTAGCACATAAAAATTTAGGTGAGTTTACAGTGAGAAAGTTCAACAAACAAATTGCGCCAAAGGACTTCGCACACCAGAGTGTGGTTCAAGAAGGCTTCAGCAAACCCTTTGGTAGTATTAAAACAAGTTATATTCAATTACCAGAAGCAAGATTAATTATTAAACATTCAAAAGGTGTGAATGAAGAGGTGCGTGGCGCTCGCAGTAGAAATATTCATTCACTGTTTATTGAAAACTCACAAGGTGAAAAATTTAAGTTCCCTCATAGATATATGGCGGGAGCAAAAGCGATGGCGATGCACGTCAACGAAGGCGGTACTCCGTACGATGCTAAGGGCGAAGCAATCCTAGCATTATGTGAAGAGATCGCTGATCTTAACAAGTTTGTAAGACATGTTAAGAATAATAATCTAGTAAATGAAACGAACGGTGATATTGTCGAGGCAGTTCAATCCAAACTTGCTGGTTACAAAAACACCATTAATAGTTTGTCAACTCAAAGAGGTTATAACAATTTTCAAGTTCAAGAGAATATTGAAGAAATCGACGAAAATAGTGTTGACATTACAGAAAAATTCCTGTACAATACTTTTACTACTGAAGATTTAAATACAATTTTAAGTAAGGTTGGACGTATTGTGGCAGAAAACAGAAGAGAATCTGAAATACATAAAGAAGCCTTGCAACGTGTTATTGAAATTATCAATAGCAAGCAAGATTTAAAAATTAGTTATGATGAGAATGATCCAGACCATCCAAATAATGCTAAGACAAAATTTGCATTTGGCGCAGATGGCGACGTTGCAAGGCTTAATATGTTATTAGGTTTTATTGCAAGCAATACTAAAAATGATGACTTGTGGAATGCATTACATGTATTAGCAGATGGTATGGTACATCAAATGTCAAATGCATATCAGGAAGTTGTTAAGAAAATTGTAGATTATTTGGTGAAATCAGCAAATGTTACTAAAGAAAGTCAAGTTGCTGTTTCATTAGATGAAGATATTGTGTTAGAACTTCGTAAAAGAATTTCTTAATAATATCAAAAACTTAGGCAAAAAAGTGCTTGACAGTAGGCACTATAATATGTATACTGTATAGGCTAACAAAGGCAAAAAGTAGTTAAGAGCTACACTTACAAAGTGATACATCGAGTATCGCTACTAATAGAGGCTAATATAGGAGAAAACATTATGGCATCTTTGGCAGAAATCAGAGCAAAATTGCTCGAACAAGAAAATCGTTCTACTACTAGAACATCCTCAGGCGGCGGCGACAACGCAATTTTCCCACATTGGAATATCCCAGAAGGTTCATCAGCAACCTTACGTTTCCTACCAGATTCGGATGAAAATAACACGTTCTTTTGGAAAGAGCGTCAAATGATTCGTCTCGAATTTCCTGGTGTTAAAGGTGGAGACGAACACAAATCCGTAACGGTTCAGGTTCCATGTGTTGAAATGTGGGGCGATAGTTGTCCAATCCACGCAGAGATTCGTCCTTGGTTTAAGGATCCTAGCATGGAAGAACTAGGTCGTAAGTATTGGAAAAAGCGTTCGTATATTTTCCAAGGCTTTGTAACACAAAGCGATCTACAGGAAGAAACAGTTCCTGAAAATCCAATCCGTAGATTTGTTATTAGTCCACAAATCTTTAAGATTATTAGTCAGGCACTTATGGATCCTGACTTTCCTGAAATCCCAACAGATTATGAGCAAGGCACAGACTTCCGTATTATGAAGTCTACTAAAGGCCAGTATGCAGATTACTCAACATCAAACTGGGCAAGACGTGAGCGTTCACTAAACCAAGAAGAACGTGATGCGATTACCACACACGGTTTGTTTAATCTTAACGACTTTTTGCCAAAGAAGCCAAGTGCTGAAGAGTTGGGAATTATCTTCGAAATGTTTGAAGCAAGTGTAGATGGTCAGTTGTATGATCCAGCACGTTTTGGTGATTACTATCGTCCATATGGAGTTGAGGCTCCAGGTAATCGATCAGCAGCTCCTGTAGCGGCTCCGACACCTGCTCCAGCACCAGTAGCAGAAACTCCTGCTCCAGTGGCTACACCGGCACCCGCTCCTGCTCCACAGCCAGAGCTTGTTGCTGAAACAGTGGCGGCACCAGCAGGCGGTCAAGAAAAAGCAAGTGCTCAGGACATTCTAGCAATGATCCGTAATCGTAAAGAATCTTAAGGAGAAAAGAAAATGAAACTATCTAAACTCGCAAAAATTAATGAGTCATACACTATCTATCGTTACGACAACGGCTTCCGTTTTGAAGCAAGTGGTCGTGATGCTGAGAATGAATGGAAGAATGTAAATCTCATTATTGCAGACGAAGAAGATCTTCTTGAAGTCATTAAAGAAGCAAATTCAATGGAAAAGGATGACTAAACATGGCTAGACCTTTTGATGTAAGCAAGTTCCGCAAAAGCATCACAAAGGCAGTACCAGGTTTAAGTGTAGGCTTTAATGATCCAGATACTTGGATTAGCACAGGTAATTACACATTAAACAAACTTATCAGCGGGGACTTCTCAAAAGGAGTCCCCCTCGGTAAGGTAACGGTACTTGCTGGTGAAAGTGGTGCGGGTAAATCCTACATTGCGGCAGGTAACATTGTAAAGAATGCACAAGATCAAGGTATCTTTGTTGTTCTTATTGACAGTGAAAACGCACTAGACGAAAAATGGCTACATGCTCTTGAAGTAGATACTAGTGAAGAAAAACTTCTTAAACTTAACATGAGTATGATTGACGATGTTGCTAAAACAGTAAGTGACTTCATGAAAGATTACAAAGCAGAATATGCTGATAAGGATAAAGAAGAACGCCCTAAGGTATTGTTTGTGGTAGATTCATTAGGTATGCTACTTACACCAACAGACGTGGATCAGTTCCAGAAGGGAGATATGAAGGGTGATATGGGTAGAAAACCTAAGGCACTTACTGCTCTTGTTCGTAATACTGTGAATATGTTTGGTGAATACAATGTGGGTATGGTATGTACCAATCACACATATGCATCACAGGATATGTTTGACCCAGACGATAAGATTAGTGGTGGACAAGGCTTTATCTATGCAAGTAGTATTGTTATTGCGATGAGAAAACTTAAACTTAAAGTTGACGCAG